TGCCACCTGTAGTTGTGCCACCTGTAGTTGTGCCACCTGTAGTTGTGCCACCTGTAGTTGTGCCACCTGTAGTTGTGCCACCTGTAGTTGTGCCACCTATAGTTGTGCCACCAGTGGTAACAGGCCAGAATGTACACACAACTATCTCCGGTAACTACACTGGCAATGGCCCTGATGGTGTAGGCTGGCATGATAGTTTCCAGAACAAGGGAATCTGCTGGATCAACTCGTCCAACTACGATCACGGTATTGGATCTGTTCGAGTGCAGACTCCTATCGGAAACAAGACAGTACGTGAGATCGCAGCCTATCAGGAACGCAACGGCAAGCCTTCGCGCAAGTCAGGTGACCCCATCTATAACGATGTCCAGTGTGGCAACGGTCCAGCAAACAATGCCGGAGATGAGGATCGGAATCAGTGCCCCGGTCGAGTAGATCAGGGTAAATCAGGCTGCTACAAGATTGGGCCTAAATGGACCTTCCCACCAAGTGCCGCTGTAAGCTCCTCAGAGCCTCCTGTGACGCCTGTATCTGGACTGATAGCTCAGGCAGAGTCAGGGTCATTTACGAGTAACTGGGGCCGCACGGGAGCAGGAATCGTGTGGAACGGGCCAAATCGATATCGTATGAGCGAAAGACGAGACGATGGCAACGCAGATTACATCCTGAACGTGCCGACTGCTGGCAAATACCAGTTCATCATGCGCGGTAAGATCAATCACGCTGTCCAGTCGGAGCCGCCAAATGACGTGTGGGTGAAGTTTGGAGATCGTAATTGGGTCAAAGTTTACATAGGACAGAACACTCAAGGCTTCAGTGAGAACCTTATCGGTGAGGAAGGTGGTAATAGGAACACCACCTTGCTGCAAGGAAATGTACCAGCCGGGGCTGTAGCTCTGACTATATCGGGACGTTCTAAGGGATTTGAGATTGATTGGATAGGGCTGAAGAAGGTGGGTTCCACCACTCCAGTAAATCAATCCTTCGGTCTGTATCAAACCGGTGATCTGGTATCAATGCACTTCGATAGCTCAAATGATCCAGATGATCTGCAAGCTATGATTGCCAACAGAGAAATACTCGATGACCATCCTGTTATAGATTTCGTTGCGGTCAATGGGACTAAGCGGGTTGCTCACAACAGCATACTCTCAGGTTCCACAGCTCACATGAAGACTATGTTTCCTGATGGACTTGATGCTTTTGCCAGTCCTACTGGAACACGTAACACGTTAGCTGCCATGTGGAAGATAACACTCGACGCAGGGCATCACGTGTTTGTGGCTGAAGGTGGTCCGTCTGACTTCACTGCTACCGTGATCAATCGATTGCGTTCACAGGGTGTGTCAAATGCTAAGCTGAAGAACATCATAGTCATACAACACAGTCACGGTTGGAATGAGAACAACACAACTACAGCAGGTCTTAAGACTGTCGAAGACTATGCCACGTATGTTCGTATTGATGATGGTAACCGTGAGAACTCCACGCCTGACTTGAATAGCGGTGCCGGAGATAGTTCATTCCGAGCTAAGGCTAAGGCAAGTCGCTATGGTTCACAGTGGACACTGGCGTTCAACCGTATCAGTAACAAGGTAGACTTCAGCGATTCAGTAGAGCTGATGCACATACTGGGAATTTCAAAGGGTGAAGCTGCGACTCCCGCACAATTCGCAAGCAAGTATTTCTAGGAGTAGTTAACGATGGCTGGAGAAACACCGAATCAGAGGAGACACCGCCAAAAGCGGGAAGCTCACGAGAAGTTTGCTAGGGAGAACCCCTTTGCAGGCCATCAACATGCGGTTAAGATGATTACGAATCGTAAGAAGCAACACAACCATAGCTAGAGAGGTGATCCATTCTCGCACGATCCGAAGAGATCATGTGTAATAAAATGGATTATTTGCACACGTTAGGGGTACATGTGTAACATGTACCCCTTTTTTACGCCTATCCTTTCTTAACGGAACTATAAAAGAAAGGTTAGCGACAACCATCCACGTAGTGATTGTTCCAACCAGTTCCACCATCAGGATTATAAGGTGGTGAGTACACATCTAATCCTTTCATCATGTCACGATCATGTGTCAGCTCACCAGCACCATAGCAATACTGAACTTCATTACCACCATCCGATGTAAACGCTACCCATAAATTACCACTAGCGTCAATGTCCGTTATAATGCCCCGCTTCTTACTCCAGATCCATACTGTATCACCGATCTTGAACTTACTCATTTACATGGCCTGCCTGCATCATCGCATAGATCCTCATAATCCTCACGAGTCATCACCACTACCTCGACCTGCTTCACGTCTGCCAGCTTGATCTTGGTAGCGCTCCAACTACCTACACTATTGTTCCAGTATCGATTAGCACTGTTCTTGGCCGGACCCGATCCATTGAACAGGCGTGCTTCATTGAGTGGTACTCCAGTGCTACCACCTCCTATACGTTGATAGGTTCCATCTGGTAATCGATTTGCCCAGTGTTTAGTCTTCATTTTAGAATCCGTAGTTAAAAGGTTACCGAGTGATTTACGTTGCTTGGCTCTGATCCACTCGTCTAAATCAAAGGGGTCTTCCATGTAACCATGATAGTCCTCAGCCTCATAGCCAAGGTCATACATGTCAGCCATCTCACCCAAGAGGAATACCACTACCGTCAGCATTCTTCCACTTGCCATCGTTGTTCGCATAGGTCATCTTCATGCGAGTCTTTGACAGGTGATAGTAGATGATGATTCCTTCTGGTATGTAGTGCTTTGCACCAGCAGCGATCCATAGATCATCAAACGCACGAGCTACTTCCTCGTCACTGTACGGACCCTTGTACAACTCCTGCACTTGGCTAATGCACTCGGGCAGAGTATCAGCAGGTCGTAACGTATTGAATATAAAGAACTGTTTCTCTTCGAGCTGATGTGGGTTCTTCTGGATTCCGGGGCCGCACCACTCACCGAAGTGACGCCCATCCCCAAGTTTCACAACCTCCTCTGCGTTACGGTGACACCATGTGGCAAAGCCGAAGTTGTCATCATCAGGTGTGATCAATCGATTGCGTGACTGAACCGCAGCAATCTTACCGTCAAAGATACTGACGCAAGCATTAGTACCATCCAACTTCTCAGTGATGATTATAGCATTGCCCTTTGCACGTGGTGTCTTAGGCCAACCGAGAAACTCATCTGGTGCTGTGTATTCATTATTCATTGTGCTTTTCTCCATTGTTTGTGATGTTTACGATGACTAAGGTGAACTTGCGACATGCAACCCTGTGTCAATCCGTGTTTACTACAGAACTTATTCAAGTTAAATACTTCATATACATCCCTCCACTCATTCATTTCAATTCTGCCAAGTAATCTAATAGGTTATCCTGAACACGAGCACGCTCCTTCAGGCTTGCAGCAACACGCTGCTCTACACTATTCCTAACAACTATACGATTGATAGTAACGCCACGTGTCTGACCTTGACGAAAGATACGTCCTATCAACTGTTGGTATAACTCAAGACTCCAGAACATAGAGTACATGATAAGCGTATTACCTCCGTACTGGAGATTCAAGCCGTGTCCTGCTGATGCTGGATGCACCAACATGCGTCTGACTTCACCGTTGTTCCACTTGGGGATCATCTTACCGGCTTTGTCAAGCACTTCAAAGTGTGGGAACTTCTTCTTTATACGAGCGAGATCTGATTGGAACCAATAAGTAATAAGTAACGGATAGTCACAGGTTTCATCAAGCTCGGCCAATGCCTCCAGCTTAGCGGAATGTGCAGGCTCCCACTTCTTCTCATAGTCAGGCTCCGATGGATCACCGACATACACTGCCCCGTTGCTGAATTGTAGCAGCTTATTTGCCAGCGCTCCGGCGTTTGTTGCAATAACAGGTTCGTCGTTAAGCTCGACCAAGAACTCATGTTCTAATTGCCTCATTATCTTACGAGTCTTATCCGGTATGTCAACGAGGATATCGTTCTGGATAAGATCCGGCATAGTCAAGTGATCCTCGGGACGAAACACCCTGACTATATCTGCGATGGAATTATACACCCACTCATCAGCATCCTCCATAGCAGTCCACTTCTGAAACTTGACACCGGGTGGAGCCACGTTCTTCATGTACTTGTTACGGAAGTGTGTTACCTTACGTCCCAGTCGCTCACCAGAGTCAAGTAGTTTGATCTGAGAGAACAGGTTCTCCAGTCCACTAGCTGCCGGTGTAGCAGTGAGACCTATGATACGATTAACTCGTGACTTGATAAGTCGAGTGCCCGTTGCTTCATGTGCTATTCGATCACAGCAGATGCGTTCCATTATCTTGAATCGCTTGGAACCACTGTGTTTGAACAGGGAGAACTCGTCAAAGACTATGCAATCAAACGGCCAAGCGATCTTCCTCTCGGTCAGCATCAAGCACAACCATTCTAAGTTCTCGGGATTGATGGTACAGATACCATGATCTTTGGTCAGTGACTTGAGAACCTGCTGCTGTCTAAGCTGCGGAGATCCCACGCCAGTATAAACCCTCAACTGACGGCAATGCTCCCACTCAGCAGCCTCCTGCTTCCAAACAGATTGTGCTACACGCTTCGGTGCAACTATCAGCACCCTGCACACCTCTCCAAGAGCTATTAACTCAGCCAGAGCGGTCAGTGTCATAACAGTCTTACCCAACCCCAGACCAGCGAACAATGCTGATCGAGGGTTATCTATAAGGAAATCTGTGCCAGTCCACTGATAATCATGCAGATTATTCTGGCTTAAACTCATCTATAAACTCCTTTGCATCATAGAGGTCTCCGAACCACTTAGCAGGCACTCCGTACTTATTGATTTGCATTATACGTTTAGCCTGTAATCCAGTTGGACCCTTCTGATATGATTTACGTTTAACTTCTATAAAGAACACCTTACCGTATCCTAGAAACATTAAGTCAGGGAATCCTGACATCTGCATTACCTCAAAGCGCAGAACCCAGAACCCCTGACTCTTTCCATAGTCTACGATAGACTTTTGGACTTTACCTTCAGGGGTAGCCACTAGTAATTCCTCTTACAACACGGACATGACTTCACAAGCCTCACTGCAAATCCGAACTCATCCTGTGTTGACTCCCTAACTGGGATACCCATGAAACAACAGTTGGACTCGACCTGCTCCTTAGAGAACGCTGACCCTAAAGACTGGTGAACCTCATGCTCAAACACTTTCCAGTCATATTTACCAAGAAGAAAGCAATCTATTTCTTGGTTATTACCCCTGTAGTGCTCTATCATATCCTCCATGAACGCCATCATCGAACAATCACGATGTCCCTTGAAACAGTACACAATCGTTGCAGTGAGTCAGTGTAGAACGTGTATTGATCACCATGATAACCTACTGTAATCTTGCGGTTAGGATTAGGCTCTAAGTTTGCTATACGAATCTGACCATCTAAACCACATGCCAGCTTCAACATATCTTCGTTACTAATTTGAGGATTAGTCGCACTGGTAATGAACGATACTAAGAATAGAAAGGTGTTCATTCTGCACCATTGAACCAGCGAATGAACCAGCGAAGATCTTCAACCGCATCACTCTCAGAATAATACTCCTTAGCAACAACCGGTACAAACCCCAACTTATTATCAGCCACGATCAACGGTACACAAATGAAGTAAAGTTTACTGACCTCCTCTATTGAAGCAGGAGACTCGAATCCGATTGATTCTAACAACGTAGGGTCAATGTTCTCACCCTGTCTTACAACATAACCACTCATAACGTAACTCCTATTGAAGCGAAGAGATCCTTAGCTTCCTTGATGTAATGTGTGTAGTTAACGTTGCCGGGAAACTCATCCGGTAACAGGTTAGCTAACACCCCGTTCATACTACCGGGAACGTTGTTGCCTGACTTGATATACATGAAAGGTAAACGGAACTCGTCACCTATGTACCATCGTATAGTTTTACCAACGTCCTCCAGATCATACTCGCAACCACCAGTCACACGTCTCAGGTAACAGAACTGGGATATATCTTTACACTGAGTTATACTGTAAATGTAATGAGCACGTCCTGCTATGTGCTCTGCCACAGCATGAGCTATGATAGGTGCTTGCGGGTTCTTCTGTAGTCCTGATGCTGCAAATGTTGCCTTGCCTTTGTAAGTACCATCAGGCTTCACTGCGAGGTAGCTGTTGACACTCTCGTTATAGAGTCCAGAATACTCAGTCTCTTCAAGTATGAGGTCTGTAAGCACTTGCCAGTTGTTAATCACAAGATCAAAACTGGCGCGGCTCTCGTCTGCATATTTACAAACTATGCCATCAGTATTAGCTGATACCACCTTGATACCGTTCATCTCCATCATCTCGATCAGCTTCAGTAGAAGGAACTGACCTGTCAACGTTGTATGTATCAACAACGATGGTGAGAATATTGAGCTGTACTTGTTACCGAACTTACCGAACGATGAGTTGATAACGATCTTCAGAGCGTCAGCAGTAACAGTGTCACCCGCCTCCTTAGCTCTCATACGTGCCTTAACGATGTCAGTGTACACATCAGTGAAGTCTGAACCATATTGAACAGGTGCATACTTCTCATTGATGATCATCCAAGGGTAGTAGGATGCAACATCAACCTCACACAGTCTGAAACCATCACCAGCTATAACACAACGATGGGCTTCTTGTGAGTGTAGCCCACCGATCCCCATCTTATACTTGGCACCTCTGTACAGGATAGGCTTCTTGAACTCAGCAGGCATCTTGAACTTCTGCTTAGAACTGAGCTTGAATGGTAACGACTCAGCACAATCAAGAGCTTCCTGCATCTCTGGAGCTACGAAGCTAAGATAGTCTGGAGCATTGTAGCTGTAGCTATCATCGACAGGTATACCCTTCACAATCTCACAGCCAGCCCCCTTCAGCTCGTGCTGCAACACAGCCTCCGCTATCTGGGGGTCAGATTTGCTTAGTAGGTTCACTTTATATTGCTTACTAAGGGTCATCCTGAGGCTCACTTGAGGTCGCACCTTGTCATAGATAGCAAGGGTTGCCTCAACATCGTTCTTACAATATGGTAACAGTGTCTCGTGCTCCTCCTCACTGATCTCATTCTCCCAGTGAATCGGTAAGTCCTGCAACTTCTTGAACCCCATGCGTCCAGCATACATCTTGAGACTCGCAACTCCCGGTGCAATTTGCATCACATCGATGTCAGTCCACTCATGCTTTCGTATGTGTGGGTGCTCTCTCCATATGTTCCAGCCTACTAACTGATCACCATTGACCATGTACTGACTTAGCCTGTACAGATCCATGTTACTCAAGCCGGACAGGTACCCACAACACATAGCATAGTCATACCCAAAACTGTTAAAGCCAATCATCGTACTGGCCTTAGCCATGTCAAGGAACTCTGTGGGATTTAGTCCTCGTCTCTTACCGTTGTGTGTGCGCCACTCCCTGAACTCACCAGTCTCATGATCTTGAGACATGATGAGGAAGTAGTTCTTATAGCACTCAACGTCGTACCCTACACGTGCCACTAGTCAAACGCCTTCATGAATATCCAGAAGGCACATGCTAGTATTAATAACTCTACAACATACAACATTATATTCTCCTTACTTTAAGGTTCCTCACTACTTTGAAGTCTCCAACTACTTTAACGGCAACCCGACCAGTGGAGCCATACTTTACTATCTTCATAGCTACAGGTCCATTAGACGTTACAACATCACCCTCAGCTAAGATACAAGGTATGGCCTTTGATTTAGGTTGCGCCAGTTCTTCTAGTTCCTTGATCATTCGGGTATGCTAACTCCATAAATGTGCTCCAGCGTCAGCTTGGCACACAAGTATCGTGCTTGAAACACATCATCTAACTTGTGAGTGAAGAACTCACAGTGCTCAAGTGCATATGGTATGACGCCAGATACCTCATCATCGAAGGGTAACAGCATGTCATACGTGGTATACTGCTCAAGAGCGTCGGCTAATTCTCGTAACCGGTACCTTAATCTAGGGTGTAGATCATACTTGGTACCTAGCCTTCCGATCACACTCGGCCTGAATAGTAAGGCGTCGTATATTATCTCGATCTCGGGTAGGTTAAAAGTGGTAGACGCAGGAAGGGACACCCCGTAGGATGCCCACTTGCTCTTTCTCTTACGTTTAGATGTCAGCTTCGTCATCGTCAAAGTCAAGCATACCAAGCAGATCTTCAGATTTGGATGCTGAATCACTTGCGCCTAGCTTCTCACCGTCACCACGAAATCGAATCACGTGGAGGTTAGCTCGAACATGTCCATAGCCTTCTGTATACCAGATGCTCAAGACACCATCAACCATGCAACCGGGGTAGAAGATACCGTTGTACTGGTCCTCTCCATCATCCTGAGCTACCTGATCACCGAAACGGTCAACGGTAAGGATGCGCTTGTTGGTGGATGCTTTGATAGTCCACATGCCTTCATAGTCTTCCTTGTCCTCAAGGTCACCATCTCTCATGCAGCACTTGTCAGTGAACCATAACTTCTTAGGCACCTTAGCCTTTCCACCAAGAACTTCAGCTACAAGAGCTTCAGCAGTATCCCTGAATACCTTTACCGTTTCCTCACGTACCTTAGGTAGCAGGAATGTAGCAGACCAGTTGTTGGTAGGATCACCCTTGTACTTCTCTTTGTCATACAAGTTAGGGTAAGACAAGCGAACGTTCTTTAATGCAATCTCTTTTGATACAGCCATGATATTTATTACTCTTCGTCTAACATTTTAAGGAGGTCAGCATCAGTCTTCAATGCTTCCCGTTTGTCGTCCAGACCCACAAGTGTAGGCTTACCGGGACGTTTCTCAAAGTAATCGCCCAAGACATTATTGAAATTCTTGGCACCGGTCACCTTTTTCAGCTCAGTAACAGACTTCAACTGCAATGGTTTGAATGCAGCCTCACCTATCATGAACTCTACTGCTTCAGGATCGATACAAACATTACTACCTCGACCTTCCACAATCTTTAAGCCATCAACATTACCCGACTGCGTTTCTAACAGCAGGAACTTGTCAACAGCATCCATCCACTTCTTAGCAGCAGGGAACAACTCTCGTAATGCCACAAGCTGATCGCTGTCCATTAAAGATGGATCTCTTTCACTCAACTCATCACATGCCATACCTACTCTCACTGGATTTATGTCGTCCAACAGATCAAGAAGATCAAAGGACTTATTTACACTGAAATCAGCAAATGCCTTACAAGTAGGTGCAGCATCGCACCATTGACACTGCTTGTCGCCGGGATTAAACCGAGCATTAGGTTGCCGAGTTTCTACAGCAGCTACCTTCATATCATAGGCAAACGTCATAAGCCTAATGTTGGTGAACTCATAGCTATCAACGGCATCACCCGGTGTTCTGGGCTGGTACACATGTACCACATAACTCTTCGGTTTGAATCCCATGTCCTCTATGGTGTTGCTAGCACCAAGAGCATACAGCATCAACTGAGGATTCTCATTAGCTTTCACCTCTCCCCGGCCATATTTCAAGTCGATGATGTGGAGCTGCCGGGATTTCTTCTTGTACAAAACTATATCAGAAGTACCAAACATATCCTCATCGACTTGCTTCATGTTCACACGCTTCTCGACTAACAGTAGGTCACCCTCTTCGCATAGCGATTTTACGTAGGTGTCGTAGCCTTGACCGTGATAACACATCTCTTCCCACTCGGCGTCAGTCATCGGATTCTTACCGAGTGGTCGTACAGCTTCCTCTCCCAGTACAAATGATTCTGCCACAGCGTGAGCCTGTGTTCCCCTTAGCGAGTGCATCGTGTCACCACGTACTCGGTTAGGGTGTTCAGCTTTGAACGCCTCCTGAGCCGCTATGGACGCAGGACAAGCAGACCACATAGCGGCACCACTGGGGGATAGCTTAGCGTGATCTGAAGGGGCCATTAGATTTCGCCTTCACCCTCTTCACCCTCTTCTTCCTCTTCTTCAAACGCAGCGTTCATAGCAGCGATCACAGCATCATACTTCTCTTCAGGAATGTCCTCAGCCTTCTTGTAACCAGCTTCAGCAATCACGCCCTTGACAACTGCAACGTATCCCTTCTGCTCTGAAGCACGACCGATAGCAACAAGCTCTTTCTTGAACTCTTGTGCTGTCTTGACTTCCTTTGGATCTGGTGGAGCTTCACCTTCAGGCTCAGTAGGTTTGACAGATGCCTTAGCTTCCGCTTGCTTTTCAAGAGCAGCCTCAGCATCAGCAGCCATCTCAGCCTTGGTACGACGCTTCTTGCGCTTGTTGGTACTAGCAGCAGCCTCTTCAAGTCCAGCACCCTCAGCAGGCTGTAGGACAGGGTTACAGGTGTTCTTACCGATAGGCTCATCAGATACCGCAGCATCAATGTGTCCGAACTTGGTCAGTAGTTGCTCCAGTAGCTCGTTCTGACGGACTGAGGCACTTGCAATGGTTAGTAATGTTTCTTCAATTGACATGCTTTATTTCTCTGCGAGTTGAGTGGTTATGTTACCACGTTTATATGTCATCTTCTGTGACACGGTTATACTTCTTACGAAATTCACTCTCATACTTCTTGTTGCTTAATGTTGTACCCTCCTTTGGCTTGAAGTAGTAGTACCCTGCATTTAATACCTTCTCGTGTCCAAGATTAGCCATCCTACCAGCAGCCATCGGCTTGTAACCCATGTCGAATAGTATTTGCTTGGCTTCCTTACGAAACTTACCGGAGTATACCTTCTGAGCATCCCCATTCACTTCACTGTATGCACTCATTGCAACTTCGATGAAGTGTGTGATCTGCACCAGCTCATCAGTTATAAGCTCGTCCTCGTCAATAATCTTATCCTGCAACGTTGTGATTATATGATACTCATACGTTGACTCATTGACTACCAGATTCTCACTCTTGAACGCCTTGGTACGACTGAAGCCATCCAGTGACACTGAGTCAAACATAGCAGCGAATCTATCACCATGATTATCCAGTAACCAGTCATAACGCTCGAAGAACTTCTCCTGATCCTCACCCAACATAGTATCAAGGCTCCTATCGGCCTTACTTGTGTTGTTGGTCAAGTCTCTTCGTATCTTGTTGACGTTACTATGTGCCCACCGTCTATCCTGTGCTTGATCACCAAGTATCTCAGGGTCATTACTAAAGATAGCATACGATGCGTAATACTCCACCGAGCTTTCTGTATCCTTACCCTTCTTGGTTTGTGCTCCCTTCTTGGCAGTGATAGCCTGCTTCAGCTTCTTCACTGCACTCTCTGCCTTCACAGCGTTGCGACTTTTAACTTCATCAAACTCATCGCAGAACACCATCAGCTTAGCCCAACCACGATACGCATCAAACGTAGCTTCAATAGCGTCCTTGGTAAGACCTCCAATGTTATCCTCGCCCAGTACCTTCTCGTACACCTTGATAAATATACTCTTACCGATACCTCCAGCTCGACTGGTGATACAGAAAGCGTGCTCCAGCCTGTCGCCGGGATGTTGTCTCAAGTGACCCAAGAATTGCAGCAAGTGCTGACTCATCCCCTTCTCACCGTTAGCAAGTACATTGATAGCTCGCATAACCATGTTGTCTATCTCAGCATCGATCTCATTATCAATAGGATCGAACGGCTCGATAGCTTTAGGCCAACTAGACTCATTGAACTCGTTAAGGTATAAGAAACCATCAGGCTCCTTCACTAGCCTACCTTGCAACGGTCGGTACTTGTAACCTTCAACGAACTTAGGCTTCTCGTACAGTGTGGTAGTAGTCAGCATCCTACTCGCTTCCAAGAACTTACCACTCTTCGCATCTTGAGCTTTCTTAGCCTCAGTTGAAAACTCCATGTTGAACACTCGCTCACTGGACTGCTTACCAGTTGCAAGCTCGTAGAAGTTGCCGGAGTCCCTGATGATAACGAAACGATCAGAGAACCATGTGTGATCACTGTCGGAATGAATCACACCATCACGTAGCTCATGTATTGCTTGAGTTATACTGATGTCAACTTTATCGATCACCTTCTTAGCCTTGACAAATGCCTTGGCGAGAGGGCCGCAGACTTCCTCATGAGTGGGATCGAAATCCTCCATCACATAGGTGCAGAACTTAGCTAACTTATCATTCTGATCACACTGACTTACAAGGTTTGCATAGACTAAAGATCCTAACCGGATGTTGCCGCCGAGTTTACGCTTGAGCAATGTGCTTAATGTAAACACACCCTTGCCAGCTCTAGTATCGTTGGCCTCATCCCACTTGGCTTCAGTCTCTTCCTTACTATACTTGCCAGCTCTAGTATCCAGTGCTGACCAGCTATCGAACGCACCCAGACCTTTACCCTGTGTCTGATGGTGCATGGCGAAACATACATCACGCCACTCAGCGTATGACTGTGACGACACGTTGATGCTATCGTACACAGCAGCCAGAACATTAGCCTCCACAAATACAGATGGTGGTTGAGGCATACGATGTGCAACAGGACCACGTTGCTTGGGCTTGCCATAGTCCTCCTTCAAACTATCCAGTAATGAAGGATCTAACTTCAGTGGATGTCCTGACTTACCAACACACTTAGCGTGCTCCTTGTTGGACTCAGTGACAGTAGGATAGAAGAACGGTTGCGACACTTTGTTAGCTGCCTTGTCGAACTTAATCCTGAACTCACTTGCTACATACAACATCACTTGTTCGTACTGATCACCCTTGATAGGCACTTCCAAAGGTATGATCAAGCGACACTTGTACTTGTACTGGTTTGTCATCTTGTCGATGTCATTCGGATTGTAGCTAGCCGTGGTGTATACAAGATACTCCAGACCCTTCCGCTTCAACAAGGCAATGGTGGCTTGAACGTCAGTGTAAGGTGATTCATCAATGTCAAACACCAACAAAGGAACCTCAGTAACGTTATCGTTTGAACGCTTACCATCTATGACTGCGGCACAGTAATACTCACCATCTTTAGCCGCTCGATCTACCTTGTCATCACCAGTCTTATCAGGTATCACCCTGAAGTTTTCACTTTTGAACTTAGCTCTGTCAAGGGTGCCGTTCTTTACAGATGTATCTTTAACACGATCACCGTGTGCTACCTCTATCTCAAATATCTTCATTCTCTTCCCCTATTCGGAACCTCCCAGTTTATCACAACGGGGCGGGCTTCACAATAGTGACTTAAAGTATCCCCCCGGCTCAGTCTGGAATACAGCGACAAGTCGGGCCACTCCATCCTTGTTAAAGAACTCATCTCGCTCGCTCCAGTGCTCCAGAGAGCCGTCAACGAGATCCCATTGCTCAGCTACCTCTTGCCACGCTAAATGCCTGCCATTGGTCTCTCTCAGCGCCACATGAGTAGTGATGTACGGATCGTACCCTTTACCTTCCATCACAAACACATAGGTAAAGTTGAATGTCTTAAACATAGTTGTTCCTCACGGTATAGTAACGTGCCCACTTCTTATGGTGCTCCCGCTTACCCTTCTGAACTTCCTGCAATCGTCTCACATCTAAGCCATGCTTCATAGCAAACTGCTTGAGACAATGAGTCCTCATGAGCTTACCTTCGGGACTCCTGAAGCAGTAATACTTAGGCCGGGTCTGTTCTATGTAATCAGGGTCTATCCGCTTCTTGAGATTGAGCTTAACATCCCGGTACCGAGCACCTATAACCTGATAAGATACGCCAAGTCGCTTAGCAATCTGCATCTGTGTCTCATCACCAGACAGCATATCCATGATAGTCTCGTTCTGCTTAGCAGGTAGGTTGAAGCCTCCTGACTTCAGCTTAGCCATGAACTCAGCGTAAGGATCTGGATCAAGCCGTTCAGGATCTTCTACAGTGAAACTGTCTTCTAAGAACCTACCCATCTCGTAGTGACCATCGGGCCTACACTCTGTCGATACCTTGTGAACCTTGTTACCAGATTGAGTCAGCATGGCGTAGTATATAATGTTCCACAGCCATGTATTTACACCAGCTTTATCAGGATCATATTTATCACGCTGCTTCCATATGTCGGTTACTGCATGTTGTATGTAGTCCTCTCTCACTTCGATACCACGAGTGTGAAACTTCTGATCAAATACATAAGCGCAGTATCGATACACATCAGCGTCACTCTTCTGCTCAATTATAGTATTCATGGTACTTTGTCCACGGCAATCTCGAATAGGCAATTGTCTCCTCGATCTTCCTTGGGTAATAGACCCTGCTCATCAGCCCATTCATAGAAATCGTACCTATCGTATCCGTGGTTACCCTTGAATCTATCATAGTCAGCTTGATCGATCTCGATGTTCCAATGATAATCGAAACCCTCGCTCAAGTGTACGTTAACCTTAACTTTACTCACGACAACCTCCCTTGCCCTCGGCCTGTTACTTGTGTGTTTAGTCCAGTGCTACGTGCCCCGTCCCGGCCAGCATCTTTAGCTCCACCGTCGTTACCTGCCATCTTGGTCTTCTTAGTGAGCTGCTTGCCAAACTCAACCTCCACCAGAGCTTGCTTCTGAACTACAAGTGCGGTACCTCCACCTGAAGCTAGCAATTCCTGATCCTGTGCTCTCTTACGATCACCAGCTATCCTGAACATGATCTTCTGCATCTGAGAGGCATAGCCACTACGGTAACTGGAACCTTGCTGACGTGGAGTGACAGAGTGGTACCACTGGTCATCACGGTCACATGGATTATCTTTCTGGTACTGCTTGACACCACGCTCCATTGTCTGAATAAGGTAGTCCAACGTCAAGGGTGCAACCATAGCATCCTTATCGAACCCCTTGAACTTGATGCGTCCAAGACCAGTGGTAACGGCGTGACAGTCATGGTAGACAGCAACACCCATTGCCAGCACACTGTACCATGTAGGCATAGCCTTGTAACGCTGTGAACCCTCAGCCGTACCGAACTGGGTGCGATTCTGTTCGAGGTCGGCTGATGTTATACCATGCTCCTCCATCATAGCAGTAACACGTCGCAGTGCTATCTCTGCCTCAGCCGGTGACGATGTGTCGTTAGACATCGCATATAATTTCCTAGCTCTTTCTATCAACTTATCTTTGTTGCTCATAATCCTAAGTCCTCTCGTTAATGTCTTTAGTTACTTGTATCAAGTTCACTACAAGGTCGGCAACCTCTGCGGCTGTATCATCCGGTAGCTCGTATGCTATAGATTCAGCAATCTTCTGAAGAACATCCAGCTCCATAGCTGTTGCTAACTTACTCTTAGGTGACGTTGGCACCTCCCACCTCCTCTATAACAGCATCGTCGTACCACTGACGAAGTTTAGGCAGCACATCGTCAAGAGTGACTTCTTCCAAATGCCTTCTACCATAGAAGTATGAGTCAACGAACATGCGGCCGGATTCCTTGGAGCTAATACCTAACCACCAACATGCAAACTCCTCAGCACCTAAGTTCTTCTCATCATAGTCCTTAGCGAACCATGTCTGACACCATCCGGCAACACATGCAGATGTCTTACAATCATTACCCTTAAGCTCAGCACATATCTCCTCAAACTCTTCAAGATTATGAGCATTCTCAATCTCATCACCATCTGAGTCTAACAGGGTGAACCACTGTGACATAGCCAGTGATTCATTGTGACCTGTGTTCCTCAATATTTCGAGACGGTCAATTAGTAATGCGAATCGTGAAAGGTTCATCGGTAATCCTCCTGTGATGTAGCTTCTTCGTCTTCTTCAGGAGTCAGTGACTCCCACTCTTCAGGTGTTATACCGGTCTTGATGAACTCACGCTCATCAGGTGTCAGATTGGGCATAGCATCCTGAATACATTTACCACCATACCATGCGTCAATCTGAGCTTGTGTGACATCGATTTCCATGTCGTTGAACTTACCGGATATCATTGACTTGCGTGAAATCTTCATGGCTGTAACCCTCGTAGTGTGGCAAGTATATCTCGAAGCACTGGTTCCTCGCTACTACCGGTAGAGTTGCCAAACTCATTCTCGATGTAGTTGATCTGATATGCCAGTTTGAACTTAGGAGGTAGAGTATCATAGTCCATGATCATTGCTAGACTAGATTCGAGTACCTTGACTTCCTGTCCGAGTTTGAACTTAAGATCATCACCCATAATCGTGGCTATGGATTCCTTAATAGCCTTGGTCTGGAGCCATACTCCCTCTTCGAGTGTCACTGCTTTACATGCTTCTTGATTATCCATTAATGTATAACTCCTGATGTGTTAAGACCTTGATCAACTTCTCGTAGCAGCTTTGCCATACCTTCCAGTATCTCAGGTGTTATCCAAACGCTGAAGCCGTCTGTTGTGAACTGTGCGCCATCACGCTCTGTTTGACGCATCACTCCGACTGGGACACGCTCGTTACCCACACTAACACTAATAACGTACTCACCATTATGGATAGTCATTGCTATCTCAGTACGGGGTGTATTAGAAGTCTTCATCTTCAAGTCCCTCCTCGTCATCAATCACTACAGGCTGTGGATCACCGAACACCAGCTTATTATCAATGAACACACGGTACTTCTCAGGCATGTCATTGAACGGTAAGATTCGTACTGCAATGGTGCCATCAGCCTCTCGACGTATGGTACCTACTACCGGTACATCATCGTTGTTAATAATCTTCATGCTTTTCTCCATCCTAAATGGCTACCAACCCTACCTCGTTTACCAGCCACCTTACCACATCTGGATACTTTGTAACCGGGGTACCCCTCTATATCTCTGAACTCAGCCTTCATAATAACTCCCATGAGTTGGTGGACGTACTCCATATACTTCGACGCCATTCAGTCCGATGATGACATCTTTGGATTCTAACATACCGTCTTGGGTGACGATACTAATCAAAGTCTGGCCGCTCTGAGCACTCCTCATAACAAGTATTTCATAACCTCTACCGGTATACTTCGTACCTTCAAGGATCATTCGTTCTGCACACTCATCCGATATGTCGTCTTTCATGATAAGTCCCAGTTGATTAATCGATCCTTTGCAAACTGCTCAGGGTTACGCTCGTTAGTGAATCGCCACGTCTCGAAGTCACCGCTGTAATATTGCAACATCCTACCTTGAGTACCGTCGTTCCAGTTCACCTGATACCATCGATACATGACTGCACCTGAGTTGTGCCTAAGGTACATCATTTGATATTACCTCGTGCCCAGTCATCATTCTCATCGTCAAGAGAAACTGACACACAGTTCACACGCCTATGACCTTTATTAGTTGAAGGTCTCTTGTGAGACTGTTGACTGGATGTGAACTTAGTGTAGGTCTTGCTAGCATACGAACCATACACTATGTTGGTTATAGTTTCTGACTTGAACTTAGGCTTTCTCATAGACTTAGGCTTCTTCTTAAGTCTCTTGTTACTCATACGTTGCAACCTCTCACATGCTCCAGTGATACCAACTCAGCGGTCGGTAAGCGCTTATTCCATTTCGTACCTGCTACATGATCGCACCACTGATCCCACAGGAACTCAGTGCCTCCGATCTCTAAGCATAGAGCTACATAAGCATCGATCTTGTGCCTCTTGAACTCTCTGGTCATCGTTGGTGGAACTCGTAATACCGCAGGCTTCACATCGTACAGTATTACATTGTGTCTGTCAATACATCCTACATCGAAGCCGAGTAGCTGTGCAGTAAAGGCAGCTTTCACCACACCGAGTCCCGGCGTTTCGATGATGTGCTCAATAGCTTGCTGTGCTGATCTCGCGGCCTGTAGCTTAGTGTATAGACCCTTCTTACGCTTGGCGATGTAACTCACCGCGTTGCGCTTGCTCTCGTTTAAGTACCTAGACTCTACGCCTAACTCACGTATGTCCTCTGCAACTTCAGCAGAACGAGATATTGGCGTTTGGATAGTAGATAGCACAAAGGTCACGATGTCCTGTAACCCTTGTGCTGAACTATTACCATGCTCCGCTATTAGTGGTGCGTGGTTTCTGTACATGTACCGTTGGCCTCTTGTTCTATCATCATAGATTGGTTGAACCACCCTCGGATTACTTCATCGTCATCCTGACCAGTGTATCGAAGGTAAGCTCCAATGGAACATATCATAGCTGACATTGCAGGAGCATGGTGAACTGAACCCTTGCCGTCATCGAATACTCCACCTGTGTGGTTCTTTACGAAGTGCTCGAACACATCAGCACCGACTCGTGCCATCCTCTCCCGCATTTCAGCATCAGGCTTCTTATCGCCAAGATTTAAGATACTCATGATGGCACCTCCAGATGATATGTATTTGCAAGGATTCTCATACCATCCTTGAACTTCTCAATGAAGTCACCAAAGGAGTCTTCACCTCCGTAGTTAGCTCTGCACCAAGCCTCATCATGAGCAGTTTGGATATCCATCATGAGTTCAACGCTGAGGTCACCAATGTCCGTTTCATTTAGGTCAACCATATCACCTACGTTCTGATTACTCACATCCTTATAGTTCTTAAGCATGTGTCCTACACCGCAGCGGTTACCAGACTCACTATCGTAGTAAGTGCAGGAATCTTCATACATAATCCCATCCACAGTATGTCGAGTCTCACAACCGGGACCACCTTGAGCAATGATACCTTTATAGGCTGCACTGAACGCTTCTTGATTCGTGGTTACTGAGAATACAGGATTATTCATGCTACTGGCACTCCTAGATGGTTACTCTTAGCTATGTGGTGCATCTTGGATTTGAAGGTGTGTAGGAACTCCGCATCATCGACAACATTACCTGAAAGATCAATGTTAGAGCTGTCATGAGCCGACTGTATTGACTGCAACAGGTCTAGATCAAGATCACCAACATTGATCTGCTGCTCAACATGAGGTGAGACAAAGGCATGTTGATGAATACCTATACCTTCGAGGTCATCGTGAATGTCCTCATCGTTGATTAGATGCCCAATACCACACTTGCGGCCATTAAGACCACGGTAAGAACATGATTCACTGGACGTACTCATAATGGATGCACCACCTTGCTTGATAACACCGTTGTATGCGGCGTTGAACGCTTCTTGATTCGTTGATACGTTAAGTTTAATCATTGGTTAATATATCCTGTATTGAGTTAAACTTCTTATTGTCAGCATCGATAACGTTCAGTCGATGAGTTGCTAAATCACTGAGACTCTTGACTTGCGACTGACTTGCCTCATAGTTTCGGGCTAGCTGTGCAATATCACCAGCCTTCCATGCGTCGTTACGGTCAGCAAGTTCAGCTTTAAGATCATTGATTGTACTAGCTTGGTTTCGCTGGCACTCTTTAAGCCTATTCACCTTAACATCAGACTCATTTAGCTGATCCAAGAACTTATCACGAGATTTACGATACACATCACGCTCTCGCATTGCCTCGTCACGTTGACGCTTGTGCTGATCTGACACACCTATCAGGTTGTCGTTACGAGTATACAGATCTTTGATACGATTATCAAGACCCGCTATTGTAGTTCGTAGACCAGTGTTCTGGAAGGTGATAGACTTATGGTTCTTACTCACCTCGTCACGTTGACGCTCAGCTTCACAACGTTGACTCTCAATAACAGTGCAGTATTGTCTCCACTTGGCATCTTCACGACTCAGCGCTTCATGTGCTGCTGTGATGTCATTACGAAGGTTCTCTACCAATGCCTCCTTAACACGGCATGTCGTGTTAAGAGTTGCACAAAGCTCATGAGCTTTACGAATCCCTCGATCAGTATCAACAAACCATGCAATGATATTGCTATCACTACATGGCTTATGTGATGATAACATCACCAGCCACTTAACTGGATTATTGAATATACTTCTTTCTACCTTGTACATTAGAACGTTCTCCTTACTTCAACTTCGATGTCGGCGTCTAACTCTTTGTTACCGTCAAGATACTTCTGGGCTTCGATCCTACTAAGCAACAGAACTACACCACTCAGCCACTTATTGTCACCCTCTAATTGCTTCAGGGCAGAATTAAGATTATCGATCTCCTTATCCTTATCATTGATACGAAGTGTACGCTGCTTCAACATATTCTTCAACTTATCGACAGTATCTTGCAGCTCAACTATAGTCACACCGTTAGCTTTAAGCATAACACCACACCTAGCGATATCATCCTCACGATCACCTATTAACTTGAACTGTCGTGAGTTATCAGCTCGCAGTGTCTCAAGCTCCTTGTTGATCTCATGGTAACCCTCCTCCCACTCGTAACACGCCTCCACCGCATTGAAAAGATCACCTTTCAGAATATGTACCTTGAGTGAATCACTGACACCTTGATTCAGAATGTTACAAGCATACTCTGCTCGTGTCCTTGAGCCATGCACTCCAACTACACCATACTTGGAATCAGGGTGATTGTCGAACACATTCCACTTGTCCGCATATCCCTTCTGTACGTAAAATCTACTCATCGGTTTGTATCTCCAGTAATGAACATTGCTCAAGTACAAGGTCGTAGATACCATCAATAGTATCCTGTAAACGTTGAGCGTTACGGTTGTGGTTGAAATCACGAGTAGTGAATACCTTATTCTCTAATCGCAATGACTCGATAACAGTGGATTGCTTATCGTGGTCCACTATACCACGTTCCTCGATCAGCGCCTCAAGCTGTGCTATGTGCTCCCGGTCGTTGTTGATCTTGCGAGTAAGCTCGATGTTCTGCTGCTCAGTGGCATCGATCTGCTTCCTGAACTGATTCATACCCTGATTCAGCGAGTCCCGTTCAGCAGTTACACTACCAACTCGCCCAGATTGCTTAAGACAAAGCTCCCTAGACTCTGTGAGCCTGCGCTTGAGCTTCTTGATCTTCTTACGATGCTTACGCTCCTGCTTATCGTAAGTCTCGTTACGATCCACCACAGAAGCTCTGATACGGTCTTTGGCATCCTTGTGTTCTGCTTGGTTCAGCACAACACAGATCTTTCTAGCCTGCTTGACATCATGAAAGCTACCGCAGAACCTCTCAGCGTGGCTCATGACGCCCTCACGATCTCGTATTATGAATCGCGGAACTGTATCCGGTTGGTCAGGATCATTGATTACTTCATATCGTTTCATTGTCCACTCCTCGCTCGTTGACACTGCTCAAGGTTATCCTCAGCCTCTTTATTTCTACGTGCTAGCCTCTGATTGTCTGCTAACAAGTTCGTAATTGTATCACGTTGCTCCGTGGTCCACTGTCTCTCAGCGATGAGGTTATGCTGAAGCCTGAATATCTTGTCTTCATGTGATTCTTTCATCCTATCATCTCCTTAATGTCTTGCAGAGTGTTCTGAAGCTCGATGTGACTGAGCTGTAGACTTTCTAACCTATCGTACACCATCGCCCTGTCGTTCAACATACGGACCATGTTCTGAATATTACCAGCATTTCTACTGCTGACTAGTGACTCCTGTAGGTCATTGTCCCACACGTGGAATTTGAAGAAATGATGCTTGATTTTATATCTTGCTTTCATGATGGCTCTACCTCATGTCCTTGTGTAACACGCTCAGTCCAGTCACCAGTATCACAGTCTTGCATCCAATCGACGCCTTCCTCACCCTGATATATGATCCATATGCCAAGGGTGACACCTTTAGCATCCTTGAATACTATCGTGAAGTCATCCGATTGACCCCACCATGCCATGATCTCACTGACCTTACCGGTAGGCTCAACGTCCCACTCATCATCACCCTCCTCGTAGTATTCTGGATTTGCAACTGCCATAGTTACGCAGTCGTTGGCTAATGCACTATACAGTGCTGTCTTAAGACTCATGACAGAACCCCTAGTGACCGCAGCACCCAGACTATGAACCATATTAACACTGCCATCCAAGCAAAGTTAATAGCGATTGTAAGTATTCCCAGTAGTATATATTTCATGGTTTCATCCTCATTATGTGTGAGCTACCGAATCGATTGTAACGCTCGGTAGCAAGTACGGAATCGAAGTGGTTGATCTTGCGTAACACCTCATTGAACTGCTGATGTGTGGTAGCCTTTACCAGCAGCGTTGCTAGTCGATGCTTCTCTTGCATTTGAAAGGGTTTGAACTCCAGCTCACCTTCAGTCATATCAGAATCCTGTCAGTACAACGTAGTATGTGAGCTTACCAATGATGGCTAATCCTAGTAAACCACCACCTACCATCAATGATTCAAGCATACGGTCAGACACCTTCTGGAACAGTGTAGGAGGTATCTTGTTGATGATAGCCGCCTGCTCATTAATGGTAGTCTCCAGTCGTCGTATCTTGACCTGATAATACTGCTCAGTGTATTCCATGCTATCCTCCGGTTAGTACGATGTAGGCAGCAGCCATACAGAACATGCACAGCACTGTAAGGAATGATTCGACAGTGTAATACCACACTGTCTTGAGTAGTTTCAGTATACTAATTCTCCTATCCCCCATAATATTGCCTCATCGAAGCTGTCCACCCAATTCTCATGGATCGAGACACCTTGATATTGATTGATGGCATCATAGCTGATGATGTACTCAAGATCCCATGCCACGTAACCAACGACTGCTTGATCAACGGCGCCACGTATCTCGTACCGTTGAGTCTCACTGTGATGATTGGGCACTGATCGCACGTTGTAGTGATGACCATCCCATAGATACTGCTTCTTGAATGTCATGTATAACCCTTTATAAGTTCAATACTAGTTAGCTTACTTAGATCCCACTCACTCAGATCCCACTCATGTGTTCCTGCTAGAAAGCCACGTCGATTCATGATGAGAACACCGCCGTTAGGTCTGTGATACTGGTTAAGTACACAGTAATTATGAACCTGTTACCGAACTCTCTCGATAGCCTGCTGTATGCTTCCGTAGCAAGTGTCAGGTTGACAGTCTCGTAGTACGTCTCAAGACTCTGATCGGATATCCTCACTACCTCGATGCGGTATCCGTCGTTGAATCGTTCCATAATGCTTGTGGGGCATAGTTTCATGAGAACACGCTCCTTATGGTATCCATTTGCATGAGCAGCTTAACATACTTGGCTCGTAGCTCATACAATGAACTGTCGGTGTGATTCAACCGGTTTGCAAGTCTGTTCATTTGCCCGGCTTCACCATGTGCCATCTCCATGTGCATCTTTGTGTCATGGATAGTTGAATGACCACCTTGACCTTGCCCTGCCCACGGATGTGCTCTTACTTCGTATCTCATGTTACCTCCAGATGAATGTTGCTATCAAGTTGATGATAGCCAGTATGATAACTGCCTTGAGTATACGCTCAATGTTCTTGTCGCTCATATCCATACCTCACTTGCTAATACGTTGCCAGTACGGAAGTGCTTCTCTCCGTCTCGATACAGACAGACCTGATAACCGTTAGGCTTGAGTATAACGCGATGCTTACCCTTCACATCACCATTTAATGATACTTGGTAACCGGGGAATCCCTCAACGTCACGCCATGCACTAGAGTCGATGGTTATGCTATCTCTACGTCTCTCATCGCGTCTTGCATTGACTACTACCCAGAACGCTGCACTCTCTGCCTCAAAATCTGCTCGTGTTACTGATACGATCATGATAGCCTCCTAAGTTGTTGAGCCTAAGCAAAACCGCCATCTCTCGATATGCCTCATCAAGATCATATGTCGAACGTGCTGCGGTCAGTGCTACGTAGACATGAGCGATCTGGTCGATCTCCTGCTCAGTGAGGTCACGGTCGGGCAAGTCTAACAGAGCAGCGGTCTCCAAAGCGTGATCGAATTCACGTTGTGCTTGGAAGTCTTGTTGATTGGTTGGCATGTTCAGCCACATCAACCCGAGGAATAATGCGAACAACACAGGACCGTAGAGTCTCATAAGCTGGTAAGCTCCAGTATGGCGTACATCGTCATGAACACGTGAAACAACACAACCGTACCACCGACTGTTACTATCAGCTCTAGCAGCCACGATGGAGCAGTCATGCTCATATCCTTCTGATACACACGGTTGCGGTACTCGGCTTGCAGCACGCGGTGTCTTGACTGCATCCTCATGTACTCAATCTCTGACTTGCTTTGAGTACCATCGGATATAACGCCACTGCCACGTTGATACTGCGCCTTGAATACCTTGCTCATGTCGCTTGATCGTAAAGATCTTCGTTATCTTTATTCAGATCCTCGATAATACCCTTCAGTCGATCCACCTCGATTTGCAAGGCGATCTTGTCATTGAGTGCATCCTTGATGAACATGGCTATCTTGATGGTGGCAAGACCCTTGATGATAGCGTTGCCGTTGTCAAGTATCTGGTAGTGATTCAGTGTCACTTGCCTCATGGTGTAGCGTTCTACCGGACTCATGATTCTAACCCCATGTCTCGTTTGCGTTGATATGCTTTCATAGCATAAGCGATATCGATCAGATCCTCAGCGCTGAACTGAATGTACTCGGTAAAGGCGATCTTACGGCCATCTTGGTACGTTGATCCAAGTGCCTGACTGTTAGTAGGGTCAATGACCTCAGTCAGTAATCCCTTGTCTACTTTATATCCGTTCATGATTGCTTCCTCAGGTAACGTTCGATTGCTGTGATGATCAGCTTCAGATCATCTGTTGAATACAGGGTACCGACTGCTTGTTGAAACAGGTTACCATTCTGGAGAGTGCCCACCATGTGTCTACTCTCGTCATCCTCATCCTCCCAGTGCTCCCATATAACAGGCTCGCCAAGGAATATATTGTGCTCTATCCTGAAGCGTACAAACTTCGGTTTCATCTTACCGCTTAGGCTGTTCATGCTGATTGTCCGGTTGATGTTCTTGACTCGCTGCTTGTGACTCATGGCTTGCTCTTCTGGTTCTGGATGTACAGGTGTACTGTGTACGCTGCGACGATCAGTATCAGTATCTCCAGCCATGCTGCTGTTATCACCATCCACACAGCGAACAGAGTGTACATGATAACTGACAGGCAACTGATCAGCACAGCGAATCCGAATATCCAGAATAGCACTACGGTGATTGGTCCCGGCTTAGCAGGAGGCGTGTGGTTAGTTATATCTCTCATAGTGTCATGCTCAGGTAAACCACTAACCCACCGACAGCACTAGCGGCCATGTTAGCGAATAGGGCAATCAGCCATATCTGACAGATTGTAAACTCTGCTTCAGTGTCAGTGCTTCTCCGGTCCTTGTTTAAATCGGTCATTACAGTGCTACTCCAAGTATGTAGTTGATGAGGTACAGTGTGCCTGATGCTATTATAACGCCGAACAGTATTAATTTCAACATGGGATACTTTATCCAGTTTCGGATCGATGGGCAGGTAATTGGCTATGCAGGTAATTGGCTATGCAGGTAATTGGCTATGCAGCGGAGCCGTCTAAAATTATGCTCTTGCCTGCTTTACAGTCATAGATCGCTTGCTGATTGTGTTGGGCACCAAGCTCAAATGCTCGCTTCAAGCTGCTAACATTGATGCTGATCTCGACGTATAAACAGTCATCGTGTAACCATGTTCCAATGAAATACCGGTTAGGGTAATTATCATGTGTAAGCCGTTGGATCTCGTGGTTCATTATGTTTAAGTGCTGCATTACGTCCAGTGTGTCAAACTCGCCGAGTCTGAATCGTGCTTCATGTGAGATACTTATCATGTAGCCTGAGTCATGAAGTACCGGTTCTGAGGTCAACGGGTCGAACGTGCCGCCCTCGTTATCGATGCTAAACTCAATGATGTCCAATGTCTCGTTAATGGATTCAAGGATACCGTTTTGTGAAGTGATCATGGTTCTCTCCGATTGTTAGGAAATTCATACAACAATTGTATGTTATCGTTGAAAAGGTACAACAAAATAAGTCATTGATTTCTATAGAAAGAGTATAGTCTTTACTAGTAGTTGTTGTACTTTATTAAGGTTTGTAAGGTAGTTATACTATGAGTGTGTTTATGGGATACTTATAAAGCCCCTCGTGTTAATACTTAAGGCCAGCTCTCAGAATGAAAAACTCAATTTGTTACAACACCTACTAGTATTAGGGTACTTAATCTCTTAGTTATCAAGGACTTATTTTGTTGTACATCTTTTAGCACAACATACAATTGTTGTAGGTATTGTGCCAACATGTTATATGGAGGCACAAATCATCCTTGATTCGTGCTCACTTGTGAATCGAGATGTGATAGTGGTCACACTGTGATAGTTATCACTAAACTCAGTGTATCATGCTGCAATGGCAAGACGTGGAGCCTTAGCATCTTTGGATACTTTGGTTGCCACTGGTGCTTTCATTCGTTCTACCTCAGCTTTGGCATCCTTAGCACAAGTGATCGCAGCGGTGATATCAGCTTCGCTAACACTTTCGTGGTTCAGTAGTGACAGGTAGGCTTTGGCAAACTTTTCAAGCGCTTCAGCTTTATCCCACGGCTTAGATGCTTTTTCAGCTTTGACAGATTCATGCTTAGCGATCAACGCCTCGACTTGATCTTGCAATACTTCAAACGTATCACCATTGACTTCACGTAGCTTGTCAAGTTTAGCTTTCTTAGGGAACGCTTTAAGAAACACACCAGTCTTGCTGCTAGCTTTATGGCAAGCCACAAGGTTTATGATGTCACGTGATACACCGACACGGCTGACCGCCTGTGATACTTTTATCAATGTGTTTAAGGATTCGTGGTCAGGCTTGGCGCTATCGACATACTCACACGCTCCAGAGAACAACCAGACGTAGTACGCTTGGGTATCCTTTCGGAGTGTGTCGAGTTGATCGACGAAACGCTTTGTCTCAGTTGCAAAGTCAGCAGACGTAAGGCGGCTAAGTTCGATTGCATTAGACATGATGATTACCTTTAGTAGTTTATGGGATTGTGTGAACTGTTACCAATTCACACAAGACATAAACCACGAATGGATCACATTGTGCGTTCTGCCCTAGTGCCTTCTCACATAGTGTGAACCAAGTCTTGCTATCGACTAGTCCACACATTCGAGCTGAGCTGTAAACGCGATCACAAACTGTGAAAACCGTCACACTAGGGTACTCAATTCAGACTATGGTCACACTACACTAGACCGCGCCTCGAACCTTTAAACTTGACTTGCTAAGTTATCGACCATTATAGTCTTAACTTAAGTCTGTAAACCTCGATCAGTTCACAGATTTGAGCTAAGTCTACGAAACTGTGATACAGTCGCCATTTCGCATGTTACGCTTACGAATTATTGACACGCTAGACACCTTTAATCTATCGGCCTGTAGCTTGTAACTAGTACCGCTCGCTACCTTGTCAATCCAACGATCTATCTTAGCCGTTGCTAGTGCCTTGCTTTTAGCAGTAACACGGTGAACAGGTTTACCATTAACAATAACATTAAATGTAAGCATAAGACTTTAAGACTCCGAAGAAACAAGCTAAGTTGCGATTAATAACGTTAACGACCGAGTGTACAGTAAACTTAAATATAATTTGATGCTACCGAACAACTTTGCGAAGTCTGTCACAAACAGGCATTTGATGATAATTGAAGAAGAAGAACGCGCACACATGCACACACGCGGTTATAAACACACGCGCACACGTGTAGCATCAATGATGCCAACAATCGAAGTGATAATGATAAGTTATTCACAGAAGCATTGATATGGGATGAAACAACGACACACATGCTCCAAATTGTGACACGTATACCACTAGTATCCCAAACAGTTATAGATTGACCAACAATGAGACACGTGTCGCACAGGATTGGCATGTGACACGTATCACACAAGCATCTATGATGCCAGCCATGAACTTTCAAATGTGATACCTGTCTCACATTAGCAAAGTGGGGGGTGTGCCTCATTTGACCTTTGGTTCATTGTAATAATAGGACCGTATCACATGAATTATAAGAATTTAGGTTTAGCTCTTTATAAGTATCACATGAATTATAAGAATTTAGGTTTAGCTCTTTATAAGTATCCCATGTACCATAAGTGAAACCTACATTTTATAACATTAACTTTTAACTATTATAAGTATCCCATGTACCATAAGTAACCCAACCCCATAAGTATCTCCTCCCAAGACATCTCAACGACAGTGTGGTAAGATACTTTCAAATCAACAACACCAGCAATAAGGAAGCATAATACAAGCATGGCTAACAAGGCAAAAACATGGCATCTCATAGACCCGGTAGGCACACCCATCGAAGTGACCAACTTAGCCGACTGGTGCAAACGGATGGATCTACCTTATAATCGAGTATGGAACATGCTGAACGGGCAGAACAGTGTTTACGGGGAAGCGAGCTGCGGGGGTTACAAGAAGAACCCACAAGCGAAGTCGCCGACACGTCACATAGCGATGGACGAGATCCAGTTGAAGAACGACGACGGTACATGCACGACAATATCCCGGTACCGGAATCGAATAGCGAAAGAAGCAGGTATCTCGACTTCATCGCTGCACAGGCTGCTGACAGGAGTAAGTAATCAGGTGGCCGGGTGGCGACTCACACAGGTGAAGGATGAGGATTACTATCGGAATGCCGCTCAGGGTAACGGTGTATCAAATGAAGTGGTGCAGGAGTTGGCTTATCTCACACAGAAAACTATGAAGGGTCAGATAGAGTACGACTACGAGGGAGAGGGGTCAATATGAGATACTACTTCGATTTACTGGATGAGTTTAAGTTCTGCTTGCGAACGCACCTTGAGGAGAATATCGTAGATGCCCAGATGGGTAGAGTGTTTATCACTGATGACCGTATACCGGGAAGCACTGGGATACGTGGTAAGATACTCATGCAGTACGACCCTATGATGACGTTGCCTGAGGAGTATAATTTCATACGCATATTCACTAAGCATGACTTAGATCAGCCGAGTGACGTTTTGGCTATGATGGTCAGGTACCACACGCGAGAAGTGGTTTCACAACTAATGAGGAGCGTATGATGATCAAGAATATAATGGAAACTACACATGGCGAGTTGACAGCGTACTGTTACGCGGTGAGATAACATGAAATCACTAATAGGGTTATCGGGTCTGAAGGGTTCCGGCAAAGATACCGTGGCGAATTACCTCCACGAGCATCACGGTTACACGGTGATGAGTTTCGCGGATCACTTGAAGGACATGACCTCACAAGCGTTTGGACTGGCGCGTAATATGCTGGAGGGTGATACCCCGGTCAGCCGGAAGTGGCGTGATACGTTTATACACTCCAGCGGTAAGACTCCCCGGCAGCTCTTGCAGGACGTGGGAGTGGCTATGCGAGGTGTGGACCCTGACGTTTGGGTTAACTATGTCAAGGATATCGCTAACCACATCATACAGCACAACCACGAGGGCCGGGTGGTGATAACGGACGTGCGCTTCGCTAATGAGATGGCGTACTGCACCGGGGCCGGGGAGGTGTGGCGCGTGGAGCCTGCTGCAAAAGACTTCCCAGTGTGGTATGATCGTCTCACATCGTCCACTTGGGACTATACAGACCCCAAGACTGAGAAATTCCTGACCGGGCTGGAAACACAGACAGCTCATATCAGCGAAACACTTCTGGCCTTACCCAGTGCTCGGGCTGACATGAGCGCAGTGATACACAACAGCGGGTCGTTCCAAGACCTGTACGATCAGATAGAGGATAGTTTACGTGTCGAGCCAACAGAACCAGCTTTGTCCAGTATGCCACGAACCTTTGAAGGTTGGTAGGAAGACCGATAGAGAACACTTTGCCTATTGCCCCGGCACCGAAGGTTGGAACGGGTGCTATGGCATGGGTGAGTTCGGTGAGACTAAAGAGGATGCAGTTGCAGCCTTATACGACATCCATGAGATACATGAAATATAATCTACGGCTTATCGTAGGATATCTATTTATAACCTATGAGCTTTAATTAGTATATCCATAAATGTCCGATTACACCCAATTACACCCACAAGAGGACAGATAGATGGCATTATCCCAAGCACAGCGTGACGCTAAACGGAAACGCGAAGCACGAGCTATTGCAGCGTTCAGGGAAGAAGAAGCGGCCAATAAGGAAGGAGACGCCAAACGAGCCAAGGTAGCACTCTCAGCTCAGAAGAAGAAAGACGCAGCAGCTAAGAAGAAAGCAGCAGCCGATAAGAAGGCGAAGGAGACGCGCAAGAAGCCAACCGGTACACAGGCCAAGAAGAAGGTTAAAGAGTCTCTTGTGAGCCAAATGCGTAACCGTAACAAGACGATTGATCGTGAAGTAAAGAAAGCTGGAGGCTAAATGACAACTATCGTCATTTACAAGGGATGGATGGCTGCTGATAAGCGGTATGCTGACGGCACCTCCATCATAACCGATCACTGCGAGAAGATCTTGCGGCGTGAGGACGGTATAACCGTAGCAGCAGCGGGTGAAGGTGCTCAAGGATGGGCTGTTATGAACTCACCGCTACTGGGAAACGAGTGTAACTGGGGTCCAGATGAAATGGGGCCGGAGTTTCCACTCGAATGGGCGTCGGATGAAACGATGCTGAAGAAGATTCACATGTTGCTGCACAGGAAGGGTGATCGATATGCCTATGTGAGCAGTGCTACACGCTGGTGCGACCCTATGCCGATCAATAAAGAGATGATTGGTATCGGCAGCGGGGAATGTTTCGCGAGAATGGCTTGTAAAGTCCTCGAACAAGAAACAAACTACCCACCGAAAGTAATAATCCAGAAATCTGTAGAGTATGCAATACAGATGGACATCAATTCAGGTGGTGCAGTTGATTTAGTACGGTTGTGACATGTCACAGCACTGTACTATGTAATCACAGAAGGATGTTGCAGCCTCTTGCGGTGATCCCGCAGATCCATCTGTAACATCCTTCGTGATTTGAGCAGTACCGTTCAAACCACTCTCCGCATCTGCCCAATTTAACCATATCGCCGCTGGCATCTGAAATCCAGTGAAATGTAGGTCGCTCTCCTGCCCAATAGCAATCAATGCTATCAGAAGTTGCGTCATGTACTCGATTTCGTATTCTCTGCTCATGCCATTACTAGCTCAGGTGTAAGTGTGCGTCGTGAGACTTGACCATAGTCCTTATGGTACGTGATTACATCTGCTCCTCGTGCGTTACCCCAACCACCACCCGCCGCATATGAATCCATTGCTGCAATTGTAGTGTGCATCTCGACTGTCATCAAGTTATCTTGCTTCAAGTCGCGTTTGAGTTCACGATGATGGAAATGGCCGAGGTGGGCATAGCGATACTTGGTAGCACCGAACATCTCTGGGAATCTACCTACAATCGATCGATCTATACGATCTATTGATACCTTGTGACCGTGAGTCCAACCAAGCATGACCTTACCGAACTGGTACGCGCCGAATGGTGAAGGATCGGTTATAACTTCTACGCGAGGGTTGTCTTCAAGGAACGATGAGAAGATCTCAGTCATCCAACCTGCTGCTGACTCATCGTGGTTACCTTCGACCATAAGTATGACGACTTTTTCGTACTTTTCCAGCATCATGTCAATGATACGCCTCAGGGATCGAATAGCGACCCTCTGGACCATTCTAAATCGAACATCAGCATCTAACGTGTGTCCAGACTTCGGAGTTACCGGTAATAGGCTGTCAAAGTGCAGAAAGTCACCCAATTGCATGAGAAACCCGGTATGTGCTTCAGGAGCCTCGAAGATTGCCTTCTGAAACCACATTTGCAGGAATTGCTCGGCTATTGCGGTATTCCAGTCCTCACCGTGGATCTCTTCACCCCATGCGAACATTCCAAGGTGGAAATCGGTCAGGATGTGGAGATTCATGAGATCTGGCGATAATACGACAGGAGGGGGTATGGCAACAGGGAGTTTCGGTAGATCTTCGCTGAGAGCCGATATAAGCTCCTTAGCGTCGTTTATCATCTGTTCGGCAGTCTTATTCGTCTTCACCCATTGGAGGGCGGGAGTGACCTGTCTTGACTCCTCATCGGCCTTATAGAGCGTTGATGTGCCCGACACCGGGAGATTCTGAGCTGGAACCTGCATATTGCCGTTATCAGGAGCATGAGCGTCTAAGCCGTACCGGGCGGCGTTGGCAACGACTCTGGCTCCCAGTCTCTCTGCATTACGCTTGTCAATCCCCATTTGCTTGGCGATGTCGTTATTGGTGGCTCCAGCAATCTTGAGTTCCAGATAGAGCTTCTGTTTCTCACTATAGGCGAAGGGGAGTAGTGCTTCCGTATAATTTACCCTAATCAAGTTTTGCAGTCTCCTAGAAAGTATGCTATCATGCAGTTCAACTTAGAGAACAGCATAGCACATGAAGTCAATCCTCACAATGGTCGAGAAGTATCTAGGACCAAAACTATCAGCAGTTGCAGTCGCAGCTACCACAGCATTAGGTCAGGTATCCAGCGCACTTGGAGTATCTGATGGTGATCTAGGAATCACCGACATCCTGATCAACGCAGCACAGACTGACTTGATCTCATTTCTACCAGCACCAATAGCAGGACTTGCCGCGTTCTTCTTACGCAAAAGTCAAGCTCCCACTATTGCCAACGTACCGTTAACTCCGTATCCTATTCATGCCGCCGATCTTGGTCCTTTCAATAACGATACTCCTTTCAAGGGTGGACTTGGTGATACTGTTAAGATTCGTACTAAGCCTGAGTTCGATATTGAAGCACGCTTCAAGATAATGGAGCAAGCCATGCTCCTTCGGATAAAGGATTTAGAGACTCTGATGAGTGAAAACGAGGATGGTGTTTCACAGTTTCTAAAGTCTATGCAAGATTTAGAAGACACCGTGGATAATCTTGAGATAGATCTAGGTCATACTAACCACCTAGTAGAAGGAATCATGGAGAATATGGTAACTCCCCCAGAGATCGACCTCGGAGAGCAACTACCCCTGAACCTACGACAGAACAACGCGGGTAACATCGAAGCAACGCTCCCCGGTGGTAACCGTTGGAATGGTGAAGAAGACAGCACCAATCGATATGCCATGTTCTCAACAGCAGCATACGGGCTTCGCGCCATGATGTACCTCTTACGCAAGGTGTACTTCGAGCGTCACGGTCTTAAGACAGTGCATGACATCATTCATCGTTGGGCACCACTAGGAGATAACTCTCCTGAGTCGGTAGCCAACTACATCAAATCAGTATCAACTGACATAGGTGTAGCACCTACGGCACAGTTAAAACTCAGTACGGATGCCAATCAGCTTGTCTCTATGATGAAAGCTATGGCTGAATTTGAGGGAGGAAGACCCCTGCCTTATGCCAAGTCTGTCTACACCAAGGCATTGGAGTTACTTGGATGATTAAAGGGTGTTTAGATTGTGGCAAGAGCATAAATGCTACAACCTCTCAGGTTCGTTGCGCTCCTTGCCAAGCTCCAATTTCAGCGGCTACCAAACTTGCAGCTCATGAGAGACGTAGGGGTAGTCCTCGAAGAACATTAAATTCCTTCAAGGGTAATCTAAAACTTAAGTTTGGTATGTCTTTGGGGAAATACTTCTCCATGTTACACAGGCAGGATTATCGATGTGATCTATGCCACAACTTCTCTACAGCAAATAAACGTTTGGCTGTGGATCACTGTCACTCAAGCGGAAAGATAAGAAGTTTGCTATGCTTCGAGTGCAATACAACGTTGGGTAAGGTTAAGGACTCCCCGACATTACTTCGTCGAATGGCGAACTACTTAGAGAATCATACATTATGAAGAAGTTTATAACAGCAGTATTACTATCAGCCTCGCTGGTAATCGGTGGATGTTCTGCACTTGGTTCGACTAAACTCGAACAACTACAGACCGTAGCAGAAGTTGCATTCCTCGCGAAGAACGTTGACGAGATGACGGCTACCCTACGAGCAGTAGATCTTAACCCGGTAGAACGTGCAGAAGTTGAGCGCGGTCTTGCCATGTTCGATAAGATCAAGAATCAAGTAGCCAAGCTAGCCAAAGGTGATATCGATGCCAAGATGGTGATGGACTTCCCAACGGCTACCCAGATCCATAAGGATATTGGTGACGCATACGGTGTGATCGTTCTGCAAGGTCTGAAGCCTTACTCAATCCGAACAGGTAATCATCCCGGTCAGCAGTTCATCATGTTTGATCGAGTAGGCCGTACCATATGGCAGAAGATGCGAGCCGTCCTTGCTAGTGGGGAGAATGTGAAGCTGGAGCAGTTCATTGGTCAGATGCAGGTTTTCACTGCTGCCTTTGCTGCTATTAAGTTTGGCGCAGTGCCTTTCGGTCCAAGCATCTAATGGCAGGATTTGTCTACATATTAACACATCCCCGTATGCCGGGGCTTGTGAAGATTGGACATACTACTACTTCGGTAGCTGAGAGGGTTCAAGACATAAGCTCAGATACCGGAGTACCATCGACTTTTGAAGTCTTTGATTCGTTCCCATGTGCTAACAGTCTGTCAATAGAGACTCAAGTGCATGGGAATCTCAAGGAGTTCAGATACGGTAAGGAGTTCTTTAACCTGCCCCCAGAAGTGGCTCGTGATATGATTACTAAAGTCATTGAAGATTATGAGTTCGTGGTGGAGACTAAGGAGGTTGACCTGTTACACTTGATATCTGACGCAGGTGAATTAGGAAAGCTAATCAAACGTAAGCGTAAGGAGAGCGGATTAAGTCAGCTAGAGTTGGGAGGCATGGTTGGGGTTGGTACCAGATTCATACGGGAAGTTGAGCTAGGTAAAGGGACTTCCCAGATGGATAAGGTATTCACCCTTATGGAAGGTTTGGGTATGACGATTCTAGTTAATACCAGTAGGAGAGTTATATAATGGCAGGTCACTTCACCAATGATCTATGGATAACACCAGTTGATGCCAACGGTAAGAAGTGGCAGACTAGAGATGATTTTGGGTGGCATTTTGGCTATGAAGGGTCAATGCTACATGCAATAATACCGGGCGGGTTCATTTACGATCTGGCGTCAGTACCGTGGATAGTACAACCGATAGTTCCGCATACGGTTGCACCACAGGCGTCAGCACTTCATGATTTCGGTTATAGGTTCAACCAGATCCTTGTCGTTAAGGAGGTACTACCTGATGGTACATATCTCTACGAGGAGGATATGGCTGAGCTTACTAAGTCCGATTGGGACTGCGCATTTTATCAGGGTATGCTCGCAAAGGGTGTATCAGAAACAAGGGCTTCAATAGCCTACAAAGGAGTTAAGTATGGTGGAGGTAGAACTTGGCGCAGACATCGCAAACGTGATAAACACTGGTCCTACGATGCCTGAGCAATTGGAGAACCCGATCACTCTTGCAGAAATGGAGGAGCTGGTTGTCAAGCATCAAGAGGAAGGCATCCACAAGGTGCGCTCCAAGGGGCAGATCGAAGTAGCCGCCGAGCTGCGCCGGGTTGCGTACAGTGACTTAGCCGACTTGTTATACACTGACAAGAAGGGTAACATGTGCATAAGGAATTTGGAAGACTTACCCCCGCAAGTTACTCGAACGATCAAGAAGATCAAAGTACGAAGAGAGCGATCCACTAAACCTCGCGTGTATGATGAAGATGGTCAGGCAGAAGGTGACACTGGTGATACAGTAGGTGAGATCGTTGAGATAGAGTTGTGGGATAAGATGAACGCCCTCGACAAGCTATTCAAACACTACGGTGGCTATGAGCTTGACAACGCGCAGAAAGTAGATCCATTACAGCGCAGCCTCGACTCACTGCTCACAACTATCAGTGATGTGGGATTACCAACACTAACACATGATCCTTACAAGGATGATAAGCCCAAAGCTCTGGAGAACAAGATCGATGAGTTCAGTGATGAGTTCGATGAGTGGGAAGAGGACATATGAAACCTTTTGAAGCAACAGAACTACAGCACTCAGCTATAACAAGCCAAGAGTGGCGCTTGAACAACTTGTACTACGTCCTAAATGAGCAGGGTGAGAATGTCAAGTTTAAGATGCGCCCATTGCAGAAGCACTTCTATGACAACCTGTGGTACAGGAACATCCTCCTGAAATCACGGCAGGTAGGTGGCACGACTCTGATCGAGTTGATGGCGCTAGATGCCGCGTTGTTCATAAATAACTTCAGGGGAGTTGTCGTAGCACATAAGAAAGATGATGCTGCCAACATCCTTGAGACAAAGGCCATGCACCCCTATCTGAACCTTCATCCTGAGATACGGGATCGTGTGAAGCTGACTGAAGCCAACAAGACGAACATGAAGTTCAGTAACGGCTCATCCATCGAAGTAGCCACGTCAGGTCGATCAGGAACATCCCAGATGCTCCATATCTCTGAGTTTGGTTATACTGCTGCAAATAGACCAGAAGCCGCACGTGAGATACTGTCAGGCTCTTTACCGGGCGTCCATGCTGGTGGTATGGTATTCATCGAATCAACTGCTGAGGGATCAGAGGGTTTGTTCTTTGACCTATGTCAGACTGCAAGCAACATGAAGAAGGAGAAGCGATACCTTGCAGAAACAGACTTCAAGTTTCACTTCTATGGATGGCACCAGAAAGAAACCAATCGTCTTAGTGATGCAGATACCAAGCTGGTACACATACCTAAGCGGTTGCATCAATACTTCGAGGAGCTTGAGGTAAAGCAAGGTATATTCACTGACCCCAACCAGAGAGCATGGTACACATCCCAGTATGGTGTACTTCAACAGATGATGCTCAAGGAGAATCCATCAACACCTGAGGAAGCCTTCCAAGCATCCGGTGAAGGACTCATACTTGAAGCTCAGATGTCTCAAGCTCGTGAGGATATGCGTATCACTGATGTTGCACCAGTTAGCGGCAGACCTGTCGATACTTTCTGGGACATCGGTATCAACGATGAAACGACTGTGTGGTTCATACAGAACATGGGCAACTATGCAAACTGCATTAAGTACATGGAAGCTACTGATGATGGAATGGAAACATGGATACCTCGTGTACGACAAGTAGCTGCTGATCGTAGTTGGAATTTGCGGGATTGGGTTGGACCTCACGACATCAAGAAGCGTAGCTCTTTCAATGGTGAGCAACTGTGGGATGAGATAGCCAAGATGGGTGTCAAGTTCAAGATCGTTGATAAGGTGGCTGACAAGGGTGTGAGCATCCAGAAGCTACGAACCAACTTCAGTAGATTGCGAATGGATAAAACGGAGTGCATAGATGGAATACGGCACTGTGATAACTATCGATTCGAGTTCGACAGCGCACATGGTGTGTGGAAGGATAAGCCACGGCATGACCGTGCATCAAATGGAGTGGACTCCCTACAGCAGTGGGCCATGTACTCTGACAAAATGGACCGGGAAGCAGCGCTGCTAGCCAGAGCACGACCGGACGCAAGCAGACACAAGGGTGTCAATCGAATGAGGGGATTTATGTAATGCAATTCAAGAAGAACAACTACCATACAGACTTTACGAACGACCAGATCATACACGCAGTGTCAAATCTGCTGGCACCCTGTACCGACAAGGAATCCCACATCCTAGCTCGATCTGATATTGAGAAGACCGTGTACCGTGATACCGGCGTGTGGTATGAGCTTTATCCTGAGGGTGATCGGGACAGCATAGGCTTCGGATTCGTTATATTCGATGCGATGGATGCTGACACTAAAATGCCGTTTGTGACAGCTATCAAGGTACACAAGCCGAGTTTTAAGATGAACCCTGTCTCGTACACCAAGGGAATCATTGATGTCGTCTCACAGGGCATGAATGCCATGCAGCAGGAGATGGTTGATACAGAACGCGCTCTCCGGCGACAGAAGCTCGATTTTGTGATATAATCGGCTAAATACTGACTTAACCTAATTTGGAGAGATGAATGCTCGCAATGAAGCCGGGTAATACTGTACTTGCTGAACGAGAGGCTGCACAGGTCGCCCGAGCTGCGGAGATTCACGGAGAAGATGGAGCCTATGACCTTACGAATGAGGACTTTGTCGCTACGGCTCTTGCTACTCGTATCCGTAAGGCTTGGTTCCGAAACCGGGGTGATAAGACGCGAGTTGAGAAGATTCTGCTTCAGTGTCTCCGTGCCCGTAAAGGCGAGTACCATCCGTCAAAGCTAGCTGAGATTAAACAATCTGGCGGCTCCAAAATATACGTTAAAGCCACAACTGCTAAGATAAGAACTGGGATAGCTCACTCCAAAGCTATCCTGCTACCCAACGGCAGTTGGTCCCACGGCATTAGCCCTACCCGCAATCCCGAGCTTCCCATGTGGATGATCGATGAAGCTGCGGCGTACCTGCAACAGAATCCTATGTTTCTGGACGAGCAGGGTAAACCGGTTCAGCTAGAAGAACAGGCTGACCAGATGGAGCAGATGCTTCGAGTTCAAGTGGGTGAGCGTGCGAAGGTAGCCGCTCGTCGTATGGAAGCCAAGATCTATGATCAGCTCCAAGAGGGCGGCTTCCGTAAAGCTATGTCTGACTTGATCGATGACCTCTTCACATACACTGCATGTTTCCTAAAGGGTCCATACTTCGTGAACAAGCCTCGCCTTACTTGGGAGCTTGGCCGTATGGGTGTGTATGATCCAGTGCGTACCATTGAACCAGTGATGCAATTCAGAACTATTAATCCACTCGATGCCTATCCAGCACCGGGTGCCGATTCCGTACACAAGGGTGACTTCATTGAACGCCTTCGTCTCTCGCGTGACGAACTGTTCGCCATGAAAGACACTCCTGACGTGTACGATGTTGCTGCCATAGACCGGGTTCTCAAGAACGAAAGCGGCTATCGTCTTGAGAACTGGCTATGGACCGACAGCGAGCGGCAGAACATTGCAGATCATACCTATTTCTGGTATGAGTCTACCTCAGAGATTGATGGCCTCCACTGGTACGGTGAAGCTATGGGCTACGAGCTGATCGAACATGGTGTACCTGCTCATCGCATTGACGATCCTAATCGTAACTACCAAGTGGATGCTATCCTTATAGGTAACGAGGTGATTAAAGCAACCCTTAATACAGATCCACTCTATAGAAGAAATGTTAACTCAACATCCTACGAGAATATTCCCGGAAGTGTGTTTGGCAATGGAGTTGCCACATTGATGGAAGATACACAGGCTATGATCAATGGATCAGCTCGTGCTCTCCAGAACAACCTTGCACATGCCTCAGGCTTCCAAGTCGAAGTCGATTACACTCGATTGCACGGTGAGACAGATGCCACTGAGATTTACCCTTTCAAAGTTTGGCAGGGACGTGAGTCAGAGTTCTCCGGTAATCGCCCGGTCGTTAACTTCTTCCAGCCTGACAGCAACGCTACAGAGCTTATAGCAGTCATAGACAAGTTTCAGGATCAGGCTACCAAGGATACCGGTATACCTGACTTCGTTGGTAACAGCTCCGCTAATGACCCTGCAACGGCACAAGCTGTTGCAACCGTCAAGAGTGAGGAAGCTAAGCTGCTTCGTTCAGCTATAACCAACCTTGATGAAGACGTTATCACTCCCACGCTGGCAATGGTGTATGACCACAACATGCTGTTTGACCAAGATCAATCAATCAAGGGTGATACACAGGTTGTGCCTAAAGGCATGAACGCAGCTCTCCAGAGAGAAGGTTCACGTCAGGAACACATGGCTGTACTCGACCTACTTGGTAACGATTATGATCGACAGTTGATTGGTGACGAGCGTCGTTATGAACTCATCCGTAACCTCATGGATACATTTGAGGATGTGGATACGGACGCAATTATCCCAAGCAACGATGAGATTAAGTTCAAGCTCAAGAAGATGGCTGAAGCTCCACCTCCGCCTGATCCACAACTGATCAAGGTTGAGAACGATGCTGCGAACAACCAAGCCCGACTTGAGTTCGACCGTGAGACTGCTGCTAAGACTGATGAGTTTAACCGTGAGAAGATGGCTGCTGAGATCCAAAAGCAGTTCCTTGACAACCAAGCTAAGATTGAAACCAGTAAGGATGACCTAGATGTGAAGCTGCAAGGTGAGATCACCAAGCTGAAAGCTGCGCGTCAGAGTGCCTTTGAAGTTGGTAAGCTGGACATCGAGAAGGAACAGATGAAGCTCGAAGCTGCTGCCAAGATGGAAATGCAGAAGCTGAAGAACCAGATCACCATAGAACGTGAGAAGGCTAAACTTGTCCCAAATACTCCGACTATTTCGGACACTCCTGAAGAATCCCCCACCATGTCACCTGAAGAGATCAAGGCCGCTGTAGAGACAGCTCTCATGCCTCTGATCACTGAGTTCAAGTCCGACACTATGGAAATCATTGCCAACATAACTAAGCTGGTACAGGGCGACGGAGAGCGCACAGGACAGGACATCAACGTTCATGTGAACATGCCGACAGCGGGTACTAAGACAATCTCTACCAGCCGCGACGGAGCAGGTAACCTACAGGCAACTGTAAGCGAAGATGACTAACGTAGTAGTATTCTTCAGTAGCAGTCAGAACGGAAATCATCGAGCACGGATATTCGATGAGTCCGGCAATACTGTAACGGGTAACATACCAGCTAACAATCCCGGTGGTGGGACTCAGCAGAACAGATACATATTTACGGTGCCAGCACTTCCAGCAGGTTATTACTACTGGGCCGGATACCGCAACAACTCTCTACGGGATAATGGCTTCTTCCTATGGGATGGTACGGATATCATTTACAGTAAGCCAACTTTATGTTAGGAGATAATCATGTCTTGTGCAGCACAGTACGAATTTAACGCAGCGGGTACGGCAGAGATGCCTATCAGCTTTAGGGATGCCCTTGGTGCCCCGGTAGATCCAGCAAGTACATCAGTCGATTGGATGACAGTCGATGGTGTGGCAGTGGACGAGAGTTTGGTATTATACGGACCACCTGCTATAACACAGGTTTCAGACTTCTTAGCAGCTCCGGTTGTTGGGGAATACATAGTCAGCTTCGATCCCAGTTCATTTACGGACGGTCAGATCATAGCCATTGGAGTTTCAGGTGTTGTTGCAGGTACGACCTTGAGCGCTACTAAGACAGCGATCATCGAAGTAACAGCTATCGTTCCATTGGCCTTACCTACCATCTGTTAAGATGTTCCTTAAGCCGGGTGGCATTGGAGCAGTTAGCTTCGATGTCGCTATCAACGGAGCTGTGTCGGGAGTCGGCACAGCTTCTGCCACAGTATATAGAAATGGGTCAATAGAAGCAGTTGCAACAACTGTATCATCAGATACAACTGGGCATTACTCGGTTAGCTTCATAGTACCGAATAGCTGGATTGAAAACGACACAGCAGAGATACGATTCATCCTAAACTACAGTGGGGTGAATATTGCTTGCACCAAATCTGTAGGAGTGGTTACCTCTGTCGGAGATATCACTAAACTACTAACTGCCGATCAAGTACGAGTCGGTAGTAAGATCTTTTATTACGAAGCGGGTACTGGTCAAACGGTACTGTTATTTGAACAAGACATTGCAGGATCGTCGGCTTGCGCTGGTAATGTCAGCTTAACCTCATGATGGGTCCATTGCGATTGTCGCAGATCAGCATACACATAGGATTAGACCCCCTTTGCGTGTGCTGCTGCCCCTCTGTCATAAATGGAGGACTACCTAAACCCCGACCTGTAAAGGGGCCAGTATTACGTGATAAGGATCACCCTTTCATTAAATTTGAGCCTCTTGCGACAAGTATCACAGAAGATGATATAATTGGCTCAATTGAAGTGGGAGATCACTTTGACGAGCAGTCTCAGCGGGACCGTGCAGCAGTTGATGGACTACCCGACAAGGCAGAAACTAGCGCACCTACACCAGTTCTTCTGGGGCTAGCTCATCAAAGTGATCTTGAATTAAACTTAGAGGAGCAGGAATTTCTCCTGCTCTTAGTTGCTGAAGTAGCGTAATGACTAAGGAAGAACTGAAGGAAGAAAAGCAGGCAAGGGACATACTGAAAAGTATGAACCACAGTGCTAAAGCCATCATTATCCAACACATCATTAATCTACAGACGGAACAAGTAACTAAGCTGACACAGAGCATTGACCCTCACCTAATTTATAGGGCACAAGGTTCTGTGAAGGCTTATCAATCGGTTATCGAGCTGTTTGAGAATCCGATTGGTATGTAGGAGACTGGGCTAATCCTCCAGCAACTCCCATAGTGAGAACCCCACAGACAGGATGGTATCCTCGAAGTGGCTCGTTTAACACGTATGGCTTGAAATAGGAAATCAGTAATATGGCATTACCAAGAGCAGTACAAAGAAAGGCTGAAAAAGCCCGAGAATTGGCCCGACAGATGGCTGGCGAAAGTCAAGCACCTAAAGGTCGTCAGATGATGGAAAGCAATCAACCTGCACCTAACCAGTCGCAGCAAGTAGCTGACCAGAGTCGGATACAAGAATCACCGGTTCAAGCACCAGCTCAACACCAAGAAACAGCCTTCGCTCCCCAGAGTGGACCCGCTGATGATTGGGAGCTACGGTACAAGAATCTCCGAAATGGTCGTAACGAGAAGTTGGAAGCTGAACGCCAACGATCATCACAGTTAGAAGCGCAACTAGTCGCCCTTGCCGCACAAACAAGTGCCCCGCAAGCAGAGTCGCAATTCTCACTGAGTAAAGAAGAGTTAGAGGGCATGTCCGAAGAGGAGGCTAAACTTTACGGTAAGGTTATGTCTCGATTGGAAGACAAGTTTAAGGTAGAACAGAAAGACGCTCAGCACAGTAACGAAGCTGACTTCTTTGATGATGTTTCTTCAGCAGTACCACAATGGGAACAGCTAAATGCTGACCCGCGTTTCATGCAGTGGCTTAGCCAAGCTGATGGGTTTAGTGGTAAGACTTTGAAGGACACCTTGATACAAGCTCGAAGCACTTTGGATTCGGAAAAGGTAATCGCTTTATTCTCTGCATATTTGAAATCAGGAAATGCCGATCAAGACAGCGCACGAAATGAGTTGGAGCAACATGCTCCAGCAGGTACGGTAGATACGGGACGACACAATGTTCCGTCGAATAATGGACAAGGAGTTCTCATCATAACCAACGCTGAAATTAAAGCATGGTATGCCGGGAAGAACGAAGTCATTAGACGCAAGAAGATGACACCTGACTTGCTGGCCCAGTATGATGCCCAAGAGTTAGAAATCAAGCAGGCTATGAAGGAAGGTAGGGTTCGTTAATCCTCCCCTGAGCAGCCTAGCTATTTTATTCACACTATTGAGAGGATTTAATCATGGCTGGTGTTTTACGTTCCGGTGCTACGAACAGCACAACCTTGCAACCACTTGGTAATTATACCAACACTGGTGGCTTTGAGTACACAGGTGCTCCTAACGACTATGTAGATAACTCTTCTACTGGTGCCTCGAAGTGGACCCCTGCGGTCTGGTCTGGTACTATGGTAGAGAAGTTCTACGAAGCAACTGTCGCTGGCGACATTTGCAACACAGACTACGAAGGCGATATCTCTGGCATGGGTGACACGGTTTATATCCGTACTACTCCTGACATCGTGATCAGCGCTTACACAGTCGGTGAGAAACTGACTTATCAATTGCCTGAGAGTGCCAACACTTCGTTGGTTATCGATCAAGCCCTGTCTTTCAGCTTTGCTATCGACAACATTGATAAGTTCCAATCTGACTTGGATCTCCTGAGCGATTGGACTGAAGATGCAGGCCGACAGATGGCTATCACTGTTGATACAGATGTACTCGCATATGCTACGGCTAATGCTGGTCACTCTGGTGCAACTGCTGGTGCTATCTCTGGCGACATCGATCTTGGCGTAACTGTTACTCCTCGAACTTTGGCATCCACTGATATCATCGATTGGATCGTTGACCTGTCTATCGTCCTTGACGAGTCAAATGTTCCTGACGACCATCGTTTCTTGGTACTGCCTGCGAAAGCACTTGGCCTTATCAAGCGTTCTGATCTGAAAGATGCCAGCCTAGCCGGTGACTCAACTTCAATCAGCCGTAATGGTCTTGTTGGTATGATCGACCGTTTCACTCTGTACCACAGCAACTTGTTGCCTAGTGGTGTAGCTGGTGGCCTCGCCGCTGGTGAAACTTCTGTACTGTTCGGCCATCGTTCTGGCATGACCTTCGCTGGTCAGATCCAAGACGACAAGCTGGTTCACATGCTCAACCCTGAGTCTCATGGTGAATTGGTTCGTGGCTTGACTGTATATGGTCGTGAAGTTATCAAAACTGAGTCAGTTGGTCATTCCATAATTGACTTCGCATAAGTTCTAAGTAAGTAATACGAGGGTGATTCAATTCTGAATCACCCTTCTCTATATGGAAACTCCACAACTATGTCAGAAGTAATCGCAGTAATGAAGCGCGTAGGAACCTTTGGTAACTACTTCCGAGTCACAGACCAGAATCGCCATCTCCTTCGCAATGGTAAGATGTGTGAAGTAGAAGTTCAAATCGTTGACGGCAGGATGGTAGAGTTGAATCGAAGCACCAGTGATATCACAGGTAGCCAGAAGATTGCGCCCATCATCGCAGAGATCTTATCAATCGATGCCAAACGTTCTACCCTGATTGCAGCAGTTGCTCGACGTAATGGTGGTGATACAGCGTTGCTAAATGCTGGCATTGATGTACCAAAACAGACAATTCACAACACTCCTGCTACACGTAAGCAAGAGAACCTTGACAAGCAGAAGGCAAAGACCAAAGCTGTCACAGCTCAACTTAGTAAAGCACGACAAGAGAAGAACGGAACGATAGCTGCTACAAAGGCCGCGAAGAAAGTAGAACCCAGTGTGATCAAACATGTTGGCTTACCCATTGATGACGTAGAACAATTTGAAGAGGATATCTAATGCTTATTACTGAGTTCATAGACCGGATAGCCTATCGGCTTAAGGATCAAGGGAAGGATCAATGGACACAGGAGTATTTGGTACAGGCTACAGAAGCCGCCTTCCAAGCACTGTGTGACGTTATTCCACAGGCATACACCCTACACAGGGATCACGTTCTAGTAGAGGGTTCTGAGCAAGACCTCGACGCTGACCTTCATCGTATCGTACACATCATAGGTAACGTGTGTGAAGATGGTACGATGAAGCGTGCGGTAACCAAGACAGACCTCTCTCTAATGGATCGACAACATCCCCAGTGGCGCCAAGATGCTACGCGAGGGTATGTTTGGAATTACATGCTTAACGCCTTGTCGGAGAGTAAGTATTTCGTATGGCCCCCTGCTCCCGCTGGTCGTGGTACTGAACCCACCATACTGCCAGACCCCGGTCCAATAGTCGCAGCTACTGGATCTGATTCTGGCCTATTTGATTTGATATTCGATACTGTGAGACAGCAATACGCAGTGGTAGCAACAGATGGTGTCGCTGTCTCTAATATGACGACTTTAGGTGCTGGTGGATTAACGGTTGACTTTCA